GTAGTGCTTGTCACTTACGTTTGCTGAATATGGGTCAACGTAAACCTTGATTCTTCCGTTAAGAGTTCCAACAAGAGTTGAAGATGTGTCATCAGGAACAAGACCATTGTTACCTTGAAGACCAGGAGCGTAATCAAGAACGCCAGCCATACCAAGAGCAGATACAACATCAGCAGATGCGATGATGATATTACCCTTTCCGCGACGTGTCTGATGACCGATTGCGTTTGCGTCTCTTTCAATCTGGAACAGAAGTCCTTTGAATTTCTCAACAGACCATCTACCATTTGAGTCAACGTCAAGGTCGAAGATACCTGCGTTAGCAGTGTTGTTTTGAGCACCTGCAACAGCGTTAACATAGATTGTTCTAACAACTTCCCTGTTGATTTCAGCAAGGATTTCAGTTGAAAGAATGTTTGCTAACTCCTGCTCGGCATCAAGACCATGAATTGCTTTCAAGTCTTGAGCAAGCTCAATACTGTACTCTGCCTTTAAAGCGCGAGCTTTAGCAGTAACAGTAACTTTCTCGATTGAGAAACCCATTTCTCTGAAGGCAGTTGCTGCAGCAGCATCTGTAATTGCTTCAAGAGCAGTGGTGTTCATTCCTTGAGCGTCACCTGTCAACTCATATGTTCCTGCAGGGGAATCATTAAGAAGACCTGGGTTAGCACCTTCAGCGTCGTTAATAGCAGAACTGGATGCAGTTGGATCGTAGTCAGCAAGACGGTTACCATCAGCACCAGAGAAACCTGCGTTAGGCTCATTGAAGAATGCTTCTCTGTAATCGGAACTGGAAGGATCTCTCTCAGTACCGTACTGTGTTCTCATTGCAAAGATAAGACCTGTAGGACCAGTCATTGGCTGGACACCTGCAATATCATATGCAATTAATTGTGGCATTGAACGTCTGATAAGACTGATCAATACTGGGTCGAAACCTGCTACAGGACCTGTTGCAGTGGCACCGCCACCGAAACCACCTGTACCTGCGGTTTGTAGAGTCTCTGTAAGGATTTGTCCTTCTTCGACTAATGCTTTTTCTTGGTTCTCTAGGAGTTGTGCTACGACGCCACGCTTATGTGCATCATCAATCTCAGGTAGAGATTCGTGATTTAGAACGGGTGCCCACTTCTCCTGAAGTTGATTTAAAGACATTTTAAATTTACCTCTTGGGATTAGTAGTTAATTATTTGGACCAACGAGCGAGTGCATCAACGTACTTCGACATTGTGCTGCTGTTAGTATCTTCTACCAAAGGAGCGGAACTTTCTTCAGTGGGTTCAGTTGCTTTTGCAGCGACTTCAGCCTTCTTAGTAAAGTAGGATTCCTTGATAGTTTCGACCTTCTTGCGAAAATCTTCTTCATTTTCAAACTCAACACCCTCTGCTAATGATGCTAACTTCTCCTTTTGGGTTTCTGCTAGTCCAGTAGCTGCGTCGTTCACAATTTCCATTTTTACAAACTCACCAATGCGCTTGTTCAAAGCAACATTAGTGTCGATTTGCTCGTTGAGTTTAGCTTCCATATCATCAAGCTCACCTGCCATTCCATCTAGCAGGTTGAACTTCTCCTCAGGCACTGTAAAGTTGTGCTCTAAGAAGAGACCTTTTAGACCTTTGAAGAACGATTCTGCCATCTCAGTCTTGATGCCATGCTCGATTTGCAATGAGTTTTCCTTCATCCATTGCTCGGCAGCATAAGACAAGTAATCGTCAACCTTCTCGGCCAATTCTGTTTGAACTTTTTCGACTTCTTCAGTCAGCGTAGTTTCAAACGCTTCTTGCAACGCTTTAACTTCGTCGTTAACTTTGGCAGTAACAGCTGCTTCAAAAATAGTAGCTGCTTTTACTCGGAACTCTTCTGATAGTTCTTCACCTGCGACAAGAGCGTCAACATCCTGAGTAAAGTCGTACTTGGTTTCAGCGATTTCTTCTTTTTCGCCATCTTCCGTTTCTACCTCCTCTTGTTTTGCGGATGCAGCACTTGGTTTTGTGCTCAGAGACTTAGAACCCTCATAGTTCACTGCACCTGCAGCAGAACTACCTGCGTTCTTAGTTCCTTTTGCGCCTTCCATTGAAGCACCTACAGGTCCTTCTACGTTGACGACTTTTTTTGGACTTCCTGCTTTGGAAGTGTCCATCTTCTCACCAGGTTTTGCGTTCTTGGTGATAGGATCAGAGCCTTCGTCCACTTGCTCCATGTTATCTAACTCTTTATCGAGGGTCTCAGCCATTTGTTTAAACTCCGTTATGCATTAGCGTTGTCTGTATTTATTTATAAATCACAAACTCTTTAAAAACGCCTCAAACGCGGAAACCTTACGTTCTTGGAGATTAATTAGAGTTGCTTGATCAATTTCTTGTTTAATTTCTGCCACAGCAGCTTCTTTTAGGATACCATTATCCCAAACCCACTCCTTTCCTTCCATAATTCCATTGACAAAAGCATCAGGAGCGGAAGGATCGGCGACTATATCTGCTGCAGTTGCGAGCATAAAGTCGTCCATAACAATATTACAGTTCTCTTCTTTACGAATTGAACCCATGCCTCTAGATGAAACACCTAGTTTGACACCCTCATCTAAGAGGTTCTTTGCGATTCCACCCATAGGTGTGTCGAGCAGTTTTGCTCTACCTATGAAGTTGTTTCCATCTTCCTTTAGAGAAAGAATCTTATGGGAAACGCGGTCAAGGTTAATTGACGGACCATCAGGATGACCTAATTCTCCAAGGGCACGCCCTTTTTGAATGTAGTTCTCATCATATTTAGCGACTTCTTTAGATAAAGTCTTCAAGGGATACATTCTATTGTTGCGGTTTTTTAATTCCGCTTGTAGAAAGACACCTTCAATGAAGTAATTTTTCTTGCCTTCTTTATCTTCGCAGATAAAATCAACGTTTGTAATTTCTTCAGCTATTAGTCTCATCGGTTGGTTCCTCGATTGGTTCTTCTACAGAAGAAGGTGTTCCGTCAGCAACGGGTGCTTCTGGTTCTTCTGGTGGATCTTCAGGTTTGCGACCATCAACTTCAACAGTTTCAGGTTCGTCAGTTCCGTCAGGTAGGTTATCTGCAATTTCATCTGCAGCATCCTGTGCGGTATCATCTAGTTCAAACCCCATACTTTTTGCGAACTCAACCTTTCTTGCTTGAATGGCATCATATGCAGTTGCAGCCAATGCATCATTCACGGAGTCAACTGCTTTCGCTTTGTCGTCTCCGAAGATTTGTTGAACTATTTGTTTTGCAATTTCGCTAGGCATAATGATTTCCTCACATTGTTATTTATTATTTAGAATTCTCCCCGCTTCGCATCCGCAGCATCAACTTCTACAGGTGCTTCTTGGGCAGAGATGTCGTCCCCTTGTGGGACTGCATTAGGATCCATAGAGGGATCCATTTCTGCTGCAGGATCAACAATAAGACCTGCTTCTCGCTCAGAATCCATTTGTTTGTCAATTTCCTTGATCTCCGATTCACTTTGTTTTAGGACTTGACGACGCATATAATCAATAGAGAAATACTTGCCGACATAAGGATCCATTGCATTTACTTGATTCATTCTCTCATTACGGATTTCAATTTCCTTCAGTTCAGTGAAGTAATTGTCCGCAATAAAGTCGAATTGAACGTGCTCCTTCATCTCTTCCCATTCTTCCATAGAGCAAATACCCTTTAGAATGAGTTGAGTTTTGAGGAGATCCATGAACAATTCGGAGAATCTCTTTCTTAAACGTGCAATAAATTTCTGAAACTTTACTTCATCTCTAGTTATTTCTGCAGCACGACCGATGTTAAACGTTGTTTCAGTTTCTAATCTAGATGATGGAACGTTAAGTGCTTTATAGAGTTTCTTTTGGAAATATTTTACGTCTTCCAATTCTCCGAGGTTTTGTCCTCCAGGTAAAGTAGATATTTCTGTACCTCTTCCACCTTCACGTCTTGGAAGCCAAAAGTCTTCCAACATGGACATAAACTTTTTATCGTCCTTGATCTCCCCAGTGTTTGCATCGTATACTAACTTGTTACGATACCTACCCATAACTTCACGGAGATATTGCTCCGCTTTATTCTTAGGTAAGTTACCGACATCAATATAGAAAATACGACGTTCTGGTGCTCTTGATAATCTATAGATTACCAAAGAGTCTTCAATCATACGCAGTTGATTAACTGCCTTGATTGCTTTATGCAAATGGCTTAAAGTCATATTCTTATTGAGATCCTGTATACCAGAATGACAATAAGTTACTGAATCAGCAGCAATTTTCATGCCCTGATTAGTAGAGTTCTTTAATCCCTTAGGATTATATAGGAAATACTCCGCACTTTTTTGAGTGAGTTGAGTATTCAAATCTAAACCGCGTAATTGTTCTGGACGTTTCTGATCATATTCAGTAACCTTCCTGATCTTACGAGGATCGATATAACGTAGTTCCACCAATCCATCTCTGGGATTATCTGGATCTATTACTTTGTGATAGAAAAGTCTCCCATCGACATACCACCGACGAAAGATCTCATAAGAACGATTATCAAAATCAAGCAGACGAAGAACTTCTTGAAATTCATCTCTGATTAATTTTTTAATCTTTTCTGATTGTTTTAGATTAGATAATTCTACTTCAACAGGAACATCATCAAAGTTACCGCAAATAGTTTCGTTGACAATATCGTCAACTGCACTATCACATTCTGGTTGAAGAACCATCTCTCTATAACGAGTGATAAGTTCGTAATCATTTCTGACTGTTCCATCAAAGTCAACGGAATATCCATAGTACCCGCCACCGACAATGGGTTGCGAGCCATCCATACTATCTTTTTGAACAAAAGAAGGTCCTTTTGGGACCTTCTTCGCTCGCTCAAGTGAAAAACCGAAGAGCTGAGACATTATATTTTAAAATGTATTGGTCTTATTTTTATTTATATCACTCGTCAGTTGCCTTATTTAAAGGAGTCCAGTACTGAACCTGCATCTCTACAGTGAACTCTTCGATGGCATCGTTATTACCATAGTCAAGATCAATAGCAGCGATTGCACTTGGGAAAATATTATAGAATTTGTAAGACTTAAGAATCTTTGGTTTATCTCCTGTCTTAACATCTCTTGCTAATTGATGAACCTTCATGTCCGCGAAGTATCCAGTAGCATCATCAGTATCTCCAAGACCCGCAGCAGATGTGAAGTTCTCGTTATATGCTTGAATACTTGATGCCCAAAGTTCAAATGCAGAGCGTAATCCAAATCCACTATCATTCATAATAGTGATTGTCCAAGGTTCAAATGTTCTGTCACCTGCAATCTTAAGTGTTCTTCCTCTGAAAGGAACCTCTATCACACCAATCTGAGATGAAGGAAGGTTTGCTGCACGAACAGTAAACTTACCAAGATTCACAAGGTCAGCGTTTTGTAGAATTCCTGAGGGGAAAGCAAGGTCAACTTGGAATAGATTAGGTCTCGCAAAATCCGAGGCTACATTAGCCTTAAAATCATCAATAGTTCCTCTTTTTGCCATTTTTTTAAAAGTAGTGTTCCGTCTCCCTTATATTTAGACTTATGAATATTTACAAGCATAAAAAAACCTCCGTAAACGCGGAGGTTTTGGGTTGTTCCGATTGTAGAGACGCACGAAAGGTCTCAATCGTATTTATTAACTTGCGACTTCGCTGAATGATACTCCAGATCTTGTTGCAACAAATGTTAGTGTGATGTAGTTAATTGTGCGTGTTGGTTTCACAAATACTTCTGCGAAGAATTCTCCACGATCAACTGCCTCAGGTGGGTTGTTAGATGCATCGCACTTAACTAAGAAGTCTGTTACACCTCTACGTCCTTGAACATCTCTCATGTATGGTTCAACAATGTTGAGGAAGAGAGATCTTTGTGCATCATCATTTTGCTCAAAGAGTTGTGACTTAGCAGCACCAGAGATAACTCTTTCGATTGTGAGGAATAGACGACGAACGTTAATTCTATCAAATGCACTTGCAAATCCAAGAGCAGTCTTATCACCGAAGAGTACTACACCTTGACCAGGGAAGGAAACAATAGGGTTAACTCTATTTCCGTATAGACGATCTCTTTGTGTCTTAGTTGGTGTATATGCTAGTTTGATTGCATTTCTTAGAACACCGCGTTGGAAACCAGCAGGTGAGAACCATGGTTCTGAAACTTCTGCTGACTGTAAGCATAAACCTGCAACGTCTGCGTTACATGGAACGTATCTGTATACATCATTATACTTATCGTAGATGTATTTGTATCCAGAATCAAATACCATGTAAGAAGAACTTGGTAATTGCTCAAAGAAAGCAACAATGTTTTCTGTTGCTGTAGCAGTGTTAGAAACACCAATTACGTTTCCACGACGAGGTGAAACAAATACCATACAATCTCTTCTCTCTTCAGCGATAGCAACAAGAGAAGTTACTTTAGCGATTGCAGCAGCATCATCAGCACCAGAAGGACCAGTGATGATGAAATCAAGAGTTTGTGACTCAGGATCTTGTCCTAACTCATATGCTGTAGAAAGAGCTGAGTTAGTAACTGTGTATTCACCAGCAGCTAATGCATAATCAGTTCCACCACTTAGTCTGTAGTAGAATGTAGCATTGTTTTTAGATGCAAGAGTTGTTCTGCCTGCAGGATAATCAACAGAACCAGTAGATGAACGAAGTAAGTTAAACTGTCTAGAAGCAGCAGTCTGACCCCAGTTACCATCAGCAGCAGAAGCAGTAGCAGAGAATAAACCAGTCTCGTGCTTACCCCAGTAGATATACTCGGACTTTTGTTTGATTACTTCTTTATAGTAGTTTGTTTCTCCTACAGAAGTTTTAGCATCAGATGCTTTAGATAGACCAACAAAACGCTCAAGAAGTGCACCAGTTGTACCAGTGATCTTTCCGTCAATGTCGATAACTAAAACGTGAACCTCATCTCTAAATCCACCTGCATTACTTGCCCAAAGTGAAGTTTCTGGACGAGCAGCAACGTTAATCCATTTTGCACCAGGTAGATACTCACGCTCTGCATACTCAACACGAACTGAACTAATTGCAACAGCGTTAGAGTTTGTATCAGTAACACTATCAGCAGCAGCGAAGTCAATACTTGACTTATTCTTAGCAATATATAAACGTCTTTCGATTCCTACATTGACTGCAGCAGTGTTTGATCCTTGTGTAATTACTTGATCATCAGCAATGATACCAGTAACACCTGCACTAGGAATACCAATCTCTAGTTTTTTATTAGCAGGATCCCAAGCAAGAACATCAATAGTTTCATTAGAACCACCGATGGAGATTGTAGTAGAAGTACCAGGAGTAAAATCACCAACAATAGTATCAACTGTTAGAACTACACTATACTTAAATACTTTACCAGCAGCACCAGAGGATGCGGAAACTGCTTCATCAGCAACGAAGTTCCATTCGTTACCAGAACTAGGAGCAGGTAAAACAGCGATTTGATCAGCACCAGAGTCAGTTACAAAAATACCGATTGAGTTACCTTTTGTACCTGCTGTTCTAGAACCATAGAACCATGCGTTTGTTCCACCTTCATATGATTGCTCGTAGTTATCAAGATTCTTGATCTTTACTGCAGTGTCATTTGAAACAGCGTTCTTTAAATTTGTAGAGTCTACACGAACGGTTTTTAATGTTCCACCATAGGATAGAAACTGTGCAGCAGAATACCAGTATTCATAGTTGTAGTCATTTGGTTGACCAAATTGATCTACTAATTCCCTCTCAGAACCAATCTCAACGATTTGTTCAATGGGACCTAGTTCAAAAGGTGCTGCCATCAGACCGACATTGGCGGTTGATGCAGTGGTAATAGTTGTTAGATCTCTTTCTTGTACAACTACACCTGGCGATAATTGATTGGCTGCCATGTTTAAAATTCTCCTAGTGTCGGCTCAGCAATGTTTGTCTAAGATTATTTATATTTTTGAAACGTCACCTAAACTCCCACATGTAAGATTTATCCCCGTATTCCGCAACTTTCCACATATCTCCTTGAGCATCTGCAAAATATTCATCTTCCATTCCGTCATCTACAAATCCGAATGGTGACATGTCTTGTTCGATTGCTTCTCTTTGATCATCATATATGCGTTGTCTTACATCATTGTCATGCATCTCTTTGAAGTACTGTTGCATAGCCATCCAAGCAAAAATAACAAGACACATAGCAAGGTCATCATTACAACCTTCTTCTGCAGCAAATGATTGACCTTTTTGAATGAATGTAGTTAGTTCTGCAATAGTGTCATAGTCAGGAATTAGAAGTTTATCTTCTTCAAGTAATGCTTTTAAGTTTGAACATCCAACCTGTTTTACAGCAGTAGACATTTTTACACCAAGTTGTGTTTTCTTACCAGAGAATCCTTGACCT